ATCTTTGATGGCGCTAAGAAAGTAGCGGAAGGGGAAGTTGAACGTGGGATTGAGCAGATGCTGCCGACTGTTCTGTCTAGCCTTATGAAAGCTAACCGTTACGCTACGGAAGGCTTCAAGACTTTACGTGGTGACGAGGTATCCAAGCAAGCAAATGGGTACGAGGTTGCCATGCAGATGATCGGCTTCGCTCCGCAAAGTTATATGGAGCAGGTCCAACAAAACACTGCGCTCAAAGCCAAAGACAAGTACGTCACAGAGGAAAAGACGAAACTGTTGCGGCAGCTATACGTAGCGATGCGCGAAAGTGATCAGCGTGAGTACGACGAGGTGATGGAGAAGTTGCAGAAACTCGGCCAGAAGCATCCCGGCACTGTTACTGCTGACACAATCATCAGTTCGCTAAAGGCCAACGCCAAAACTTCGGCTGAGATGTTCCACGGTATTACCTTGAGTAAGGCAATGCGTGCCGAGCTTATGGAAGATGCTTCGGAGTACAGCTTCTCTGATGACGAGCTAAATTAAGGGTAAAAAAATCCCCCGAAGGCGTGGCCGCACAGTCGGGGGTAATACCTTGGAGGAGACACACGAACAGGTTTCACTGTATCACAATTTTCTCCAGATGCGAAGCCCTAAAATTTTGCCCTCGACCCGACGCCGCGTCTCTACTTCCCACCCCTTACGTTTGGCGATATCAAGGATCTGCTCCTTGAGCTTCAGGTGATTGATTGCTGGTACAAAAATAGACGATCCAACAATAAACTTATCCCATTCGACCTTGATAACAAGGCCGTCCGGGTCTAAATCGTCAAGCCAAAATCTACCCTGCGCCACCGTTGCCATCCATAAATGGGCAAAGTAAAGTCCACACGTCTGCGGCTGGCATGTTCATATGAGTGCCTCTACCTAGCCGGATCTTCTCCTTCTTGGCCTTGGTCCTGCCAGACTTCAATGCGTCTAGGATGTTAGAGTAGTCGATCTGCTGCTTCACGCACCACAGCTTGAACGGTTTAGGTAGCAAGTACAGCTTCTTGATATCGTATTCGTAACGGGCAACCAACGACATCCTCGGTGTAGCGTCAGGCAAGATCAAATGATCCAATCCAGTTGACTGTTTACGTGCATCATCCGTGCTCTTGATGCGAAGGATGTTGTTGTAGTTCTCGGCCATGTAGTCAGACAGCAACTGTTCCGCATTCAAGTCAAAATCAAAATTATTTTCTTTAGACTTGGCTAGTTCACCAAGAATGAACTGAGTCAGCGTCGCAACGTCATAGTTAATCAGCCCCGCCTTTCGGGCAATGACTACACCAGCAATAGTACAAGCACACATGGATGACCAGAACCTCTCATCCGCTTGCAGGTTTGCCGCTTCATCAATCTTTCTGCGGACAAACGCCAGTACTTTTTTGCATTCCTCTACGTTGTTAAGCATGTACTGCACAAAAACCGGCCCCGCATGACCAAAGTTATTCTGGATACCTGCGTAGAAATTATCCTGTTCTTCCTTGGTTAGATTCGCCAGATTGTCAGGTACACGTATCTCAATAATACGTAGGGCTTCGGCTTTTGGCAGCGACTTGTATAGTCCGATCCGCTGAATCATGCTTGTGTTGCCGGTGCTAGCAGCTAACAACTTCCAAGGCTTACCGCGATACCGCTCTTTGTTCCCGCTAGAAGACATGCGGTTCTTTTGGCTCCCGCTCGGCACAGCGTAAGCGTAAGTACTTAAGTCAGTCGGAGATGTATTTGTCATCTCATCCAGAAGAAACGCTAGGTTCTTGTAGACCTCGGCCCGATTCATCTTGGAGTTAAAGGTATCTTTATCATCCAAAACAACGCGCATGGGGTCACCCCAGAGGGATGCTGCTAGGTACAAACCCGTACTCTTACCCTTGCCTGACTTGCCGGTGAAGTGGAATGTGCCCCCATTATGTGCAGTCAACTCCATGAGGAGTGAGCCGAACCCGATGCTGAACATGAACTGATGTAATACGTACTCGGGTTTATTCCAGACTTCTGCTAACTCCTTCCATTTCTCTAGCGTACCTTGTGGCTCAAATAGTGGGACTAACCCTGCCGTCGATACAGATGGGGGGCTGATATCAACCCTGTCTGGGAATATTTCAATTGCCCCAACAACGAAGGACTGTAAGGGGTTTTCCTTATCCCCGACCCAACCGAACTGTCTTCTAGCTTCGTAAGCGACTGCTGTATTTTGCAACTGATTTACCCATGAAGTTGTGTAGTGCATAAGATGCTCCGGGTTAATGACGGCAACGCCGTTTAACGACATCACCTTTCTAAATTCATCACGTGATGTGACGGCTGTAAGTGCTACGGTAAAGTCTCGTATCCCATCTTTTGGTAGATGCAAGCGCATCATTACGGATTCGCCAGCTTCTGGATCTCGTATCCTACGGACTACATATAAGTCATTGTGATAGACCAAGATCTCCTTGGGGTCACCATCCTTGTCTTTGTCTCTCCGGTAGATGCCACCGTTAGCCCCACGGAAATAGGGAAACGGATATTTTGGAATAGAGTGACTTGCCGCACTCTTTGTCTGTACTACGTCTCCGTCTTCAGCTTCCTCGGTTTCTTCTGCTTCTTTAATCTCCCGACCAAGAACAATCGGTGACTTGATCTGCTTCCAGTGCTGGCAGTCCTCGCATACACCCGGGTTGAGTGTGTTAAAAGTTTCGCAGGTGTAAGGACCGTGTATCTTGTCGGCTTTCTCTATCGTCTCTTCGGAACTGTAATGCGGGTGCTTGTCCGATATCTTGTGGATAGCGATATCCCGATCCATGCAATGTGCCGCGATTGATAAACCCGCCCTCCACAGCGGTTCCGGCATTGTGGGTTGCTCTGTCGCAATCTTTAGGATCTGGGCGCACCCCTTACCCTGACCGCTTTTTATCAGGATGGTCTTAAACTTATGCTGATAGTTGCTTATTAAGTTTTGTGTAAGCGGATCATATTCTGCTTTGGCTTTAGCGTTTCCTTCCGGTGTAGGTATAGCACCAATGATGTCCTTGAAGTCTTCAAACCGGATCGGGGCTGCGACTTCCCCGACTACCGTAACAACTCTAGGTGTGCCATTCTTGTAGTTATGCGTACCCGGAGTGCGTAAAATCCGGGCCGAATCCGATGTGGAAGTTTGATCGCACTTCATCCCCTGCTTGTTAACTACCTGCTTGAACCGCTTCGCGGCGGCAAGCCATTCGTCAGCCGGGACTTGTTCGGTCAGTATCCAGTAAATATGTAAGCCATAACCAGAATTGACGATGGTTGGCTTAGGTAATGCAATCGCCTTACAAAAGGACTTGAGGGCAACTAAAGCCTCAGCCTGTGTAGGGAAATCCTTCTTCGGTCCATCACCACAATCGATGTCTAGGTAAAACGATTTTAAATATTTTGCATTTTCTTGCTTCCGGTTCTTGTCAGTCTCAAACGTAGCTTGCGCGTGGTAGGCGTTGAAGCCCTGCGCGTCCAGTCTGAATACTTCATCGACAGCATCATCAAGATTGTCAAACAGCCGCTGGACTCGGGTTACGTTATCCTTCGGACCCTTCAACCCCACTGTGCAATAGAACCCGTCTGATCCTAAGACGGACTCTAGGAATTCCTTCGCTTGCATCTTCGCCCCATACGAAGAAAAAAATAGCGGCTAGGGTACACATACCCCAACCGCCACCGCCTGAAGACTACGCGATCAATCGTCCCAATCGCCTACGATGTCACTCATATCAATAGCTTCCGCTTGGGGGGCGGTGCTAGTCTTCTTGCTAACGACCTTCTTAGGTTCTTCGATAACTTCCTCAACTTCCTCGGCCTTCGGCTTGGCTTTCGCCTTGGTTTCCGGCTTAGGTTCAACATTGCCAAACAACGAAGGAGGTGGCTCAGGAATGACCTTATCCATCTGCGATACATTGAGCTTCAGATATCGCTGAGTATCAGGAGCGTCTCGCAACTCCAACGCGATATCCAACTCGGCATCGTCCAACGGACGCACAGGTTTGAACACCAGCTTAGGCGTAGAGCTATCCTTGTCGAATCGCATCTCGGTCACGATACCAATCGCCTTCTCGCCGTGAGCTTTGAGGTGACGGGCATACGCCTGAAGAGGCATCTTGCCGCCATGCTCTGATATATCACCAAAAATACTTGTTGGCGGAAGAGTGAGTTGGTAGACCTCACGTTTCTCAATTGCACCTTCAAAAATAATAGCAATGCGCTGTTGGGGCTTACATGCTTTGCTATCACCCTGACCCGAACCCTTGATTGCTTGGCGGCAATCCATACAACGAGCAGACTGCTTTTGATCATCCGGCACTGACTGATCGGGGACTTGCGAATCTGAAGACCAGCAAGTGGGCTTTACTGGCTTGCCTTTGACATACGCTTCGGCAAAGTACATCTTGGAGATGGGGGCGGCGTTAATAATGACTACGTTAACAGCACGCTCCTCATTGACTCGGACCTCCTTGCCGTTGATGACTTCACGGAAGAAATTACCTTCAAGACTAATGCGGCGGTTGACATTGCCAGCATTTACGTTGTCAGTGATAGCATCCGCGACATCAGCGAGACGGGCAGAAGAGCGGCGGTTTCCGAATAGGGATAGTTCGTTCATGGTTACCTCAAAGGTTTTGGTCAACGTCAACTACGTCAATTGGACTAAAGTCAAATTCAAGCTGTTCCATCTTGGGTTCAGGCTCGGGCGGGGGCGGCAAGGGGGCGGGTTCCGATACTGACTTCTGTGGTTTGAAGTGGTTGATGATCGCGTCCTTGTCGAATCGGTAAGTATTGCCGATCTTAACGTACGTGTCACCCGGAATAAGTCCTGTCCGAACCCAACTCCTTACCGTCGTGACCGACACGGTGAGCGTCCGTGCCAGATCTTCGATTGGTACAAATCGCAACGTCATTGTTTGTTTCTCCTAACAGTGATTGAGTACTCGGTCATAGCGTTCAACCCGGGCGGCAGAAGCTCCGGGTTCTCTTCTAGAAATTGCTTCAAGTTTCCTTGGTGTATCCGCTTCTCCAAAAGCTCGGGGCATTGGTGCTCGACGATGAACTTGCCCATTGACTCCCAGTCATTAGTAAAGTAGGTCTTCTGCGTCGTGCGATAGAACATGCCCTCTGCCGTTTTTACGGACTCGACGTTATGGTCCTTGCAATGTTGCAGGAGAACTCGCTTCACCTTGTCAGCTTGGGATTTGATTTTGTCGTCTGCCTCTCTGAAGTCTGCGGCTAGCTTCTCACGCGCTTCCTTCATCTTGAGGTAGATACGCACTAACTTCTCAGGCGTATATTGTTGCGGCGTTTCTTCGGGGTGCATCATAGCTCCTTGGTAAAAGGGAAGTGTAGTTTAACAGGGTTTGCGTTGCTACGCAAGCAGATCGTCGTATAAATCTATGATCTTTGCGTGAACGTCTATTTTATTATC